GAACTTGCGGAAGAAACCCAACTTCTCACTGGCGATAACAACGCCCCGAACCTGAACGGTTTCCACACTGCTGTTTCGCAGAGCCAGGCAAAAAGCACTGACCCAACACCCGACGCGATTTATAAGGCAATGACCAAAGTGCGCGCCACTGGGTTCGCCGAACCGTCCGCGATTGTGATCCACCCGAACGATTGGCAAGACATCCGTTTGCTCCGCACGACTGACGGCATCTACATCTGGGGCAATCCCAGCGAAGCAGGTCCCGAACGCATTTGGGGTCTGCCTGCGGTGATTACCACTGCCGAGACCGAAAACACTGCGCTGTTGGGCGATTTCCAACTGTACAGCGAAATCTTCCGCCGCCGTGGCGCGAACATCAAAGTCAGCGACAGCCACAGTGATTATTTCATCAAGGGCAAACTGGCGATCCGTGCAGACAAACGTCTTGCGCTTGCAATCTATCGCGCGACTGCGTTCTGTAAAGTGACGGGGATCTAAGTAACAAGTAACAAGTAATAAGTAAAAAGTGATCAGTGGGGCGGGTGATGAGCCTGCCCCATCATAAGGAGAACGGTATGAATCAAATTGAAGGACAGATTGGCGTGTATGCCAATGCGGGCGCGCCGAGCGCGGGAACCAGTGAAGTGCAAACTTTGGAGTTGGGCGGCACGCCTACGGGCGGGACGTTCAAACTGGCGTTTGATGGTTTTACGACTGCGGCGATTACCTGGACTGCGACCGATAACACATTGATTGCCGCGATTGATGCGGCGTTGGAAGCCCTGCCGAATGTTGGCTCTGGCGGCGTGACCGTGGCGGGTGGAACCCTGACCGATGGGATTGGGACTGTGACGATTACCTTTGGCGGGAACCTTGCAAAAATGGTTGTGCCTTTGATTACAGTCGCCAATAACAGCCTGACGGGTACAACCCCGACGCTCGAAGTGACTGAAACGACCGCAGGCGTTGACGCCAGTTTTCGCGGTGCGAGTAAGGGCGCGTTGGTGACGGATGTGACCAATGGCGTGCTGTATATCAACACAGGCACGGCATTGGCTCCGACCTGGACGAAGGTTGGAACACAGAGTTAGGTAATTAGTAATTGGAGATGTTATGAGCCTTGTATCAACTGCCGAAGTGAGAGCGCTGGTCAATACGTCCATGTCGGAAGCGAATTTGTTGGATGTGATCAATCGCGTTGAGGCGCAGATTGTGGCGCGGATTGGCGAGCCGCAGACCGATACGATGACGACCACGCTGACAAAGATTTATCGCGGTGAGGGATTCTTTCTATTCCTGCCCACTGAAATTTATGCAGTAGTGAGCATTGTTGAGGATACCAACGCGCTATCGAGCGACCAATATCAAACGTGGGCGGGCGGTGTGATTGAACGCCTGCCGTATGAGTCCTATTGGGGCGACCGCATGACGGTGGTTTATAAACCCGTGGATGACCGTTTGATTCGCAAGCAGGTGGTGATTGACCTGGTGCGGTTGACCATCGAGCGGACTGCGATGAAATCCGAGAGTGTTGCGGGTGAGTATTCGTACACGGTTCCCGATAATTGGGATGCTGAGTTTCGGTCGGCGATGCGGCGGTTGATGTTCAAGGCAATTTGAGTAATAAGTAAAAAGTAATGAGTAACAAGGAGAAAACACAATGGCACGAACAGCAGTAAATTATCAACAGATTGCGCGGACGGGTTTGGAGGCGGTTTATACCGCCGCTGTTGCCGATGGCGCGAAGTTTGCAAATGATGGGCGGATGTTTGTGGATGTGGTGAACGATTCTGGCTCTGATGTGACGGTGACGGTGCAGACGCCTGGCACGGTTGACGGTTTGGCAATTGCGGAGCGGACTGTGGTTGTGACCGCTGGCGAGAGCCGCAAGATCGGTCCCTTCCAGCCGAACATTTACAACCAGTCTGACGGGATGGTCTATATGGATTATTCCGCTGTGACCGATGTGACCGTAGCGTTGATGCGGTTGTAGACCCTAGCCCCCTCTGTCCTACGGACATCTCCCCCATTTTCGATTTTTGAAAATGGGGGAGAAAAAGGAAATGTTATGAGCCTTGATGCCTTTTTGAACCAGATTGCAACTATCAACCGCCCGACTGCCGAGGTGGTGCGCGACCGTTATAACCAGAACGTTTATTCTGATGTTGTGGTTGGGGCGGAGGTGCGCTGTCGTTTGGTGGAGAAGAGCGTGAAACTGATGGATGCGAAAACGTCTGAATATACGTGGGTGAAGGCTCTGGTTTTGCTGTTGCCTGCGGGGACGGATGTTAAGCCAAAGGATGAGGCGGCGATTGGCGGGGTTGTGTACCGTGTGACCGAGCCGTTGATGCGCCAGCGCGGGAATGCCGCTCATCATGTTTCTTGTGTGGTGGAGGCGTTGAATGTCTAGCCTGAACTGGAAGGGCGAAGAGGTGAAGCGCATTGTCAAAGAGCATGGCGCTGAAATCATTTCTGAATTTGCCTTGACGGTTGAAGGCGAAGCGAAAAAAGAATTGGGGCGCGGTCATGGCGTTTTGACTGGAACTTTGCGCCGCTCAATTCATTCCGCACAACCTGGTTATGACTGGTCACAAGATGCCGCAAAAGTGAAGTTGCGCGGCAAACGTGAAAAAGGCTCCAGTTTCACTTTAGGCGGTGAAACTGTTACCCCATCTATTGACGGTGGAAAAATTACCGTTGAGGTTGGAAGCGGGCTGGATTATGCGATGGCAGTCCATCAAGGACATCATTCATTTGCTGGTTATCACTACCTGACAAACGCAGTAAAAAAGGCAACTGAAAAATTGCCACGCATTATTTCAAAATTCAAGGTGCAGAAATGATTGATCCATTGGAAGCCGCGATAAAGTTTTTGACGGCACGCACTGAACTCTCAGTCTTGGGCGGGCGGATTGCCAGCAAGCACAAATATGGTGAGGAGTGGGCAACGTCTCAACCTTCGCTGGTTGTGATTTTGGATGACAGCAATCCGAACCTGTATGTGCCTGTGCAGGATATTCGGCTCGAAGTTTGGAGCCTTGCGCCCACTGACTCGGCGGCGATGGATATTTGGATGGCGCTGGTTGGCATCTCGCGCGCAAATGAGCGGGTGGTGGTTTCCACTTCTGGCGGGGATGCGCTGGTGTATTCGTTTACGCCTGAATCAGGTCCATCGTATTTGCCAGAGAAGGAATTGGACATGATGAGGCGGGTTTTGTCGTTTTGGCGAATACAAGTAAGCGAAGGATGAAGGATGAATTATGAAGGATGAATTTGAAAACAAAATTCTAAATCCGAGCGAGAATAAGATGCCGTGGGAAGGCAATGGCGATGTGAAAATTGAAATCACTCGCGCCATTGCTGGGCTTGGAAATGCTGGTGAAACTGTGACGGTGAGCCAGCGGGTTGCAATGAACTTCGTGGCGCAGGGTTGGGCTACGTTGATTATAGACAAGGAGAAACACGATGGATAGTTTTGCGATTTTGACAGGCGTTGGGCGTTTGTATGCCGCGCCCGCGAACACTGCCGCGCCCACATTGGGCACCACCCCTTCGGGGACATGGCGCGATTTGGGCGACACACAAGACGGTTTGGATATGGACCCGAACCAGAAAATTGAATTGACCCGCACAGACCAGCGCACAGGCGCGGTGAAGGCGGTGCGCTCTGAGGAGAGCATCAAGTTCAAGACCAAACTTGCTGAACATACGCTCGAAAACCTTGGCGATATGATGGGCAAATCTGTGCTCGATACTGCCGCAGGCGTTGGCACCATTGGCACGCGCAAAATCAATTTTTATCGCGGCGCGGCTGTGGAAGAATTTGCCTTCCTGTTCGTGGGATATTCGCCTTACATGGAGGGTCCCTCGGCATATTACGTCCCACGCGGATATTTTGACCTGGACGCGATCAAGTACGACAAGGCGAAGAATGCGCCCATCCCGATCACCTTTGAGGCGTTAGAAGATTTGAACGCCGCGACCGCTGACGAACGTCACGGTTATTTGATTGCCCAGGATGCGCTGGCTCTGCCGTAACAAAATAATTCCCTATCATTTGCCTTCGGCTATGCTCAGGGCAAATGATAGGGGAAAAAGGAAACCCACATGGAAGAAGAAACTACCAACAACGGCGTGCTCAATCTCGATGAGATGTTGGGTGACAAGAAACTGACCGTCAAAATTCAGGGTAAGGCATATCCGATCCGCACGGTGAAAAGTCTCACGCCAGAGGAGTTTGGGCGGGTAATGGCTTATGGCACGCAGTTCGCCAGCCTGACCGATGCAGATATGGCGCTGAATAATGGCGCGACCGTGATGAAGGCAATTGATGACGTGATTGAGATTATCGCGCCCACATTGCCGCGTTACAAACCGACATGGCGCGAGTGGTTATCCCGCAAGAAAACATATCGCAGGTTTGCGATTTCGATGCACGAAGCGACGGCAATCATGCAATTTTGGACAGAGAATAACCGTCAATCAAAAAACGCGGGCGGGGCAGCGAGTCCGAAGGCGAAGAGGATACGCCGCTAGATTATGCGGATGTATTTGCCAGCCTGTCATTTTGGTATCACCTGCCCTATGCTGAAATTCGCAATATGCCACATTCGGCGATTGAAGGGTATATGAGCCAACTTGAAAAGAACCGCGCAATACTGCGGATGATGATGGGCGAAGCGGCGAAACTGCCCCACATGGAAGAAGAAGGTCGCAGTGAGTGGGCGGCTGATGTGAACGAGAAAATAAACGGCGGAGTGCGGCGGACGAATATCGCACCTCGCGCGGTGTTGAAGATGGTCGGGATTGGCGTGAGGAAATAGAGGTGCATTATGGGAAGTCTTGGCGAGGCTGTACTTGATCTAACGGCAGACCCCTCAAAACTTGATAAGGGTTTGGACGAGGGCAAGGGAAAGGTCACTGGCGCGTTGGATGGGCTGAAAGGCACATTTGGCGAAGCCACAGGAACGATGCTCGGTCAACTTTCAGCGGGCGCGCTGCGGGATATTGGTCAGGGCATTATCAGCGTGGGCAAGGACATCACAGGCGCGGCGTTGAGCGCAGAGCAGGCGCAGGCGCAACTGAACGCGGTCATTGAATCCACGGGCGGCGCGGCGGGCGTGACAACGGACATGGCGAATGAATACGCTAATGCGCTGTCACAAATCACCATGTTCGATGATGAGGCGATATTGGGCGGGGAGGCGATGCTTCTGACGTTCACGAATATCGGGCAGGATGTTTTCCCGCAGGCAACACAAACTATTTTGGACATGAGCCAAGCGCTCGGTCAGGATTTGAATTCCAGCGCGATGCAATTGGGCAAGGCGCTGAACGACCCGATTCAGGGCATTACTGCTTTACGGCGCGTGGGTGTTTCGTTCACCGAAGACCAAGAGAAGATGATAAAGGCAATGGTCGAGTCGGGCGATACGGCTGGCGCGCAAAAGATGATTTTGGCGGAGTTAGGAAAAGAATTCGGCGGAAGCGCAGTGGCTGCTGGCGAGACGATGGCGGGGCAACTGGCTATCCTCAACACGGAATTTGAAAACGTAAAAGAGGAAGCGGGTACGGCGTTGTTGCCCGTGCTGAAAGATTTGGTGGGCGTTGCCAAACAATTGATGCCTTATTTACAGCAGGCGATCCAGTGGTTTAGCGGATTGCCAACGCCAGTGAAAACAGGCGTGGTTGCGCTGTTGGCGCTTGTGGCTGTTCTGGCTCCGCTGATTGGCGCAGTGAGCGCAGTGATTTCGATAGCGACGGCGTTAGGTCCAGTTTTTGCCGCTGTTGGGGCGGCTTTGGCGGGTCCAGTTGGAATTATTTTAGCGGTCATTGCTGTGCTGGCATTGTTATATTTTGCGTGGAAAAACAATTGGGGCGGCATACAAACTTATGGGATGCAAGTTTGGAATAGTCTCAAAGCGGCGTTTCAGGCGTTTACGGCATTTTTACGCGGACTATGGGAAAAAGACTTCGGTGGAATCCGCTCGTATTTTGAAATGGTGTGGAAGGTTATCACCTCGGTTTGGAAGGCAATCAGCGCGGCATTCCGTGGAGATTGGACTGCGTTTGGTCAATACCTGCGGCAGGCGTGGGATGCGGTGTGGGGCTTCATCGTTGGGCGCATTCAGGCGGCGTTGAACACGGCGGTCAATATTGCAAAATCCATTGTCAACGGTATCAAGGCGGCTTTCAAAATCAACTGGATTGAACTCGGCAAGAATATTATTGATGGTCTGATCAACGGTTTGAAAAACGGATTGAATGCCGTAAAAAATACAGCCACATCGGTGGCGAAAGCCGCGTTTGATGCGGCAAAAGGATTTCTAGGCATCAAATCACCCAGCACTATGTTTGCATCTTTGGGCAATTTCAGCGGTCTTGGATTTGTGCAGGGATTTCAAAAAACTTTGACTCCGCAGTCTGTGACAGGCACATTGAGCCGCGCCACGGCGGGCGCAGCGCAGTCTGTGAACCGATCCATGCAGAACAATATCAATATCTATAATCCAAAAGCGGAGGCGGCTTCGGGCAGTGTAGATAAGACCCTGCGGAAGATGTCCTATCTGGGAGTTATCAAATGAGCAAATGGAGTTTTGGCGGTGTGAGTTTGGATACGCTGGGCATTGTGACGCTGGTGAGCGACAGTTTGAAACTGCCAGAGAAGCGCGGCGGCAATATGCTCATCCCTTTTATGGCGGGGCGGGTGTGGGTTGAAAAGGAATTTGAACAACGCACCATGACACTCGGCTTGGAAGTGGCTGAGGAAAGCATTCAGGCGCTGGAAAGCCGCATGGATGCGGTCAAGGCATTTTTTGGGCGGCGGGCGTTGGGTTTGCTATCTCAAACGCTGGAGGATTTGAGCGTGCGCGAGAATTACGCCGAATATACAGGTGATTTGAGCCTGACGCGCATCTCGCCCGTCTCAGTCCGCATGGCGTTGGATTTCACCATGCCCGAACCGTTTTTTAGGTCAAATGTTCTAAGTGAAAACACGCAGACGATTGACGAAAGCCCGAAGACCTACACGTTGAATAACCCTGGCTCGGCTGAGGAGCGGCGGGCGGTGATCACGTTGACAGGTCCGCTGGAGAACACGAAAATTACGAACACGGGCAACGGGGTCAGCGTCCAATACAATGCGGTCATCGCGGGCGGTCATTATGTGGTGATTGACATGGACACCGAGACAGGCGAGTACACCGCCACAGATGACCTCTCCGCAAATGTGATTGGCAACGTGACGCATGAGGGCAGCGCGGCGTTGATGGTGTTGGAGTCGGGCGATAATTCCATGAGCGTGACCGATGACGAAGCCACAACGGGCACTGTCAAGTTTGCGTTTTATGCGCCGTGGTTGTAAAGCGGTAATTGGTAATTGGTAATTGGAGATTAGTGATGGCAAATAGAGACACGGTGGAGTTTCGATTATTTGACAGCGATTTGGTGACTGTGCTGGGGATTCTGCCTGCGGCGCAGATGGATTTGTTTTTGCAGTTGAATGAGCCTGGCTCTGGTAAGGTGAAAATTCCCATGCAGAGCAGAGCGGCGGGATTGGCGGCTTCGGGCGGCTTCGCTGAAGGCAAATATCGCGGAGCGGCACGCGGCGGATTTTTCGTGGAGAACATTGATAAAGAGCACGCTTCGAGCGGCGAAAATGCCTCGCGTTTTATGTCAATTTCGGGGCGGGGCGCGCTGGCGTTGCTCGATGATGGAATCGTGTGGGATGACGGCACATCCGCAACGACGCGCAACCTGACAGGCACAAAAGCGGGAATGCTCATCGCCCTGATTTTGGAAGCGAAGGCGCGCGGGGCATTATCGAACCTCACGTATAACTTTACGGCGGTCTTGGATAGTGTGGGCGTGGCTTGGACTGATGATGAGTCTTTGGGTTGGAGCGTGGGAACCAGCCTGCTCGATGTGGCGCGCCAAATTGCGAAGCGCGGCATTGATTTTGACATCACCCCCAGCGGGACGGGCAGTTTCGTTTTGAGCGCGTACAAAAATGGAAAAGGCACGAACAAATCAGAAACCGTTTATTTTCGGGTTGGCGTCAACTGCGAGGAGGTCTCCAGTTTGGAGGCGGGCGGCGACATAAGAAACGCCGTGCGAATTTCGTACAAGGCGGGCTATACAGGCGTGAGTGATTCAGCGTCCATTGCCCTGCGGCGCAGGCGTGAAAAATTGCTGGATGCGCGCAACGCACAAACCTCAGAATCCGCGCTGACGTATGGCTCGGCTGATTTGTCAATCAAAAAAGACCCAAAGAAAACCATATCGGTCAAAATCTACGACGGCAAAGGTCCGCGCGCGTTTATTGATTATGCCCTGGGCGATACTGTGACGCTGGACATCAAAGGCGCTGAGGCTACGTACCGCGTGCGCGGAATGCAGTTGAGTTGGGACGGGAAAAAGTTCGCCGATGTAGTGGTGGACCTGAACTCTATCATTGATGAAAACGAAATCCGCTTGTCGCAGGATGTGGAATGGTTGCTCGATGAATGGGAAACCGCGCGCGATGCGAACCTGATGGCAACTTCATTTTGGGCGGCAATTGGCAACGCCGATGATGTAATCACAGAGATAAATTGTATGCACGC